AAAATATTATAAAAAAATATAAAAAATAAATTATAAATAAAAATACAAAAAGTATTTAATGTAATGTATATATTTATTATTTTTGTCACTATATTAACTTTCCTTATTACACATTCATTAATTTTTTTTTAAATTTAATCCCAATCATATTGTGGAGTAATATTTAATTTAGTTATATCATTATTAAATAATTCAAAAATATGATCATAATCTGGTTTTTGTTCAAATTTTAATTTACGAACATAATCTAAAAATAATCTAAAACAATCAGGCATATCTTTACATAAATCTTCAGTTTGTGTTGTTAATTTCTTATCACCTATTTTTTCAACTTGATTTTTATTTTTATCTTTTTTTAATCCTTGCCATGGTAATACTCCTTTAAAAAGATATATTAAAATATATGCAATAGATTCTAAATCATCGCGTCTAGATGGTTCTATACCCCAATGAATATTTAAACTACAATATCTAGCAGTCCCTATTAAAGATCTGTCAAATTTAATATCTATATGTTCACTATTAATAATATATGGTTTACTTAATCCAAAATCCATTAGATATAATTTATCAAACGGTAATATTTTATCATCATTTTGATTAGAATTATTAGCGTTAAAAACGGTTTTTGACGGTTTTTGATAATTAAATAAAAAATTATTGGGTTTAATATCTCGATGAATAAATCCTCTTCTATGAAAATTTCGTATTAATTCTAACATATCTAATCCAACTTTAAAAAGACATTGTAAAGATATTTTTCTATCATTGTTATCAAATTTAGATTCTAATGATGGACCTAACATTTCCATTATTAATATGTTATATTCTGATGTTTGAATAAAATTATATACTTTTGGAATACCATTAACTCTGTTATCTTTATTAATTTTTTTATAAATATTATATTCACTTTTTAATCTATTTTTATCTTTTGCGTCTTCTATTTTTGCGGCATATACTTGTTTATCTGTTTTATTTCGCGCTATATACACTTCTCCAAATGATCCAGAACCAATTTTATTAATTAATTCATAATTATCTATAAATATTTTTTTATTCATATATAAATATATTTAATATTTTATTAACTAATATAAAACACAAATATAATTTAGTTAACAAATATAATTTAGTTAACAAATATAATTTAGTTAACAAATATAATTTAGTTAACAAATATAATTTAGTTAAGTACAATAAAATTTTTTATTTATATATAATAATATATCTATGAATAAGGAAAATAATTTTTTTTCAAATACAAATCCAGATTTAATTAGTTCAAAATCTATAGCAGAATTAACAAAAATTGTTGCGGATACTGATCCAATAAAAAAAGCATCATTAACTGAATCAACTTTATCATTCTATAAAAAGTATATACAGCCAAATATATTACCTTTAATTATAGTTATTATATTTATTGCATTTATGATTTATAGATATATGACTAATTCGGATAAAGAAAATAAAGAAAAATTTGATCCAAATAAATCAGTTAATGATCCAACACAAACAGAATTAGAATTAAGTGAAACAGATAAACATTATGAATTTGATAATGTTATTAATGAAGTTGTAAAAGATAAAGAGATGAATGAAATTTTAAATGATGATAGTATATATGAAAATTTATTAGATAGAAATGAATTTAATGACAGAGAGGTATTTAGAGGTACACATAACCAATGGGAAGGAGAAAAAGATGATGAGATGGAACATCCATATGGTTATGATAATAGATATATTGAAACAACAAATAATATGGTAGATTTTGCAACAAAAAAGAATAAATCTGCTTTAGACGAAGCATTTAATAGAATGTTTTCATAAAATTAGTATAGAAAAGTATTTTTAATATTTACTAAAAATTTATTTTAATTTTATAAATCAAATTTAATTTAATTTAATAAATTCATTAAGATTATCATCATCAATTAATCCAACAGTTTTAAATACATCACGGACGAGATTATGTTTTAATTCAGAATCACGTTTATCTTTTGCTCCAAGATCAGGACCTTTATTAATTTCCATTAACTTGGCATTTAATTTATCATCAATTGCAACATCGCATCCAAATAATTGGAATTTAATATTATTGTATAATTTTTTATTAATACCAACTTTATCAAAATATACAGAAAATATATTATATATTAAATTATATATATTATTAAATACAACATTTGATAATTGTTGATTATCATTTTTTAATGTTTGTTCATATTCTGATAATATTCTATTTGAATCAAGATAATTTTTAAAATCGGAATGAGTCAATGGATTTTCTTCATATACTTTTCTATCAATATATCCAGTTGTAATATTTTTTGCGATACTGTTAGAACCCTTCTCAAAATATTCTGCAGTATAATACATAAATCCATTATTATATATGTATAATTTTGTTTCTGAACCATTTTTTATCATTAATACATATATTCTAAGATTTATTTTTCTATTATTTATTAGATATGGATCTTGCAATAATTCTTGTATAATAATAAAAGGAAAATCAGTATCTTTATCTTTTTCAACCATCTGTTTAATTTCATCAATATTATTTGAAATTTGTATACCATGTTGTCTTTGAGTATTTTTTTTTAATATATATAATTTATTTTTATCATAATCTTTAATAAACATATCTTTAATAAACATATCTTTAATAAACATATCTAAATTATTATATGGTAACCATGATTTTGGCATCAAATTTATTGTTTTTTCCTCTCCATATTTTTTCAGAACATTCTCATATAAAAATTCTTTGCCTATCATAATATCGATATTATCAATTAAAAAATATATGCCATTTTTATTGTATTTTAATTTATCATATTCTTCTGCAATATTTTCATAAATACATGGCAAATAAAGAGTATATTTAAAATTATTAATATTTTCATTAATTATATCAATCATTGTGTTAGATTGTAAATATTTACAATCATTACGTATTACATATGATTTATTAAATGATTTATTAAATGATTTATTAAATGTATTATTTAAATTACCATATATAAAATATATTGAATATAAAAATAAAATGATTAATATTATTAATAATATAATTAGATATTTATTATTTTTTATCAGTTTATCACATATAACCATTATAATATAATATAATATAATTAAAAATAAAAAAATATCTATATTAATTTATATATATGAGCGAAAAAAATTTGGAAAATATAATTATTTTTCTATTAGTAGTTGTAATTATATATATGATTTACAAACGCAATGAAAAAATGACAAATAATATTCAACCTGAATATGACTATCAAAAAACACAAATGAAACCAATTCAAGAAACTCAAATGATGCCTATTCAAGAAACTCAAGTACAACCAATACAAAAAGAATTAAATGTAGAAGGTGTTTCTAATGAAAAATTAAGATATAATGTTGATGATAAATGTGAGCAAGTTGAACAAAGAAAATTTATTGACGAATACATGAATTATTCACGTTTTGGTAATAAAATTGATAAAATAACAACTGATGAAGAAATAAATGCATATCGTAAATCATTTTTAGATTTTAGAAATGTTACAAATCAAACATCACATGGTTTTGATCCAGTCGACCAAATGAATCTCGATAAGATTTCTGGTCTTTATCAAGGTGGCTTAAAAATCCATGAAGTATATGACAAAATTGCTGCTAAAAATTTTGACACATCTAAAATAGATTTATATTCTATGCAAATGAATGAACGTATTGATGATACTATTCGTTCAAATACTTTTGAATATGATAACGATGAAGTAAGTAATGGTGGTTTTTTTTTCGAAAAAATTAAAGGAAATGAAAATACAGATGGATTAAAATCATTTCCTTAATTAGTCTTAATTTTTCTTTCTAATAAAAAATTGAAGATAAAATGATTTATGTATAAATTATTATATATAAATATTATAAAATGTACAAACAAAATATAATAAAAGTTTCTGAAGGTGATATTCTTACTAAACAGTTAGTTGGACGCATATATGCAGAGACAGATATTTCAAAATTTAGATATGAAATGTTAAATTATGTACAAGATTTACCAAAGTTATTAAAAAGTAAATTTTTTGTTTCTCTTAATTTTTGTGGTACAAATTGTCTATTAGTTTTTACAAAAATCCAAGATAAATTTTATTCATTTGTAGTTGACAGACAAACACTTAGTTATAATTTTTCAAAAGTTGATTTCTCAAAAATAAAATTAACCCAAATAAAATTAAATCTAGATGATTCAATTTATAATGGTACTATTTTTGAGGGTATTTTAATTAAACGCCATAATATGGATGATCTATATATCATATCAGATGTATATAAATTCTGTGGAAAAAATATGATTAATGATAAATTAAATATTAAATTATTTACTATATTAGAATATTTAAAATCAAATTATGATCCAGATTCAAATGAAAATTCAGTAGAACTACAAGTAAATAAGATATATGAATTATCAAAATATGATTATTTTTGTAAAGAAGTTATACCAAAAATAAAAAATCTAAAATATAGAGGTATATGTTTTTATTCCGAAATATCTGAAACAAAATTAATATTTATGTTAAATGAACCGTTAAAATTATCAGAAAATTTTAAAGCTATTAATTCAAATCAAAACTATATAAAATCTAAAGATTTTATGAGTTGCGATGAGAACTTAATACCGAAAAATAATCAAATAGAAAATAAACAAGATTACAAACAAGATTATAAACAAGATTATAAACAAGATTCTAAATATAATAATTTTAAACAAATAAAATCAGTTCAACCAGTTGAAATAAATAAATATTCTGACGTACAATCTGATAAGAAAACTAAATATGTAAATACATCAGATGAAGATGTATATGCAACATTAGAAGTTAAATGTACAGATAATCCAGATGTATATAAATTAAATTGTGTTGATAAACAAATAGTAGATAAAAAAACAATGCTTAAAAAGATTTCAATGGGTATTGCGCATATACGTGGTATAGAAATGTCTCATAAAATGATAAAATTATTTGAAAATAAAAAATCACTCTTAATGAAATGTAAATTTAATGATACGAATTCTAAATTTGAACCAATTGAAATAGATAGTACAGCTAAATTTCCAACATTATTAGAAGAAATAGAAACTAAACTTGCGATAATGGAAGAATCAGATTCTGAATAAAATTTAATTTTTAATTAAAGAAAACAGTGATTATTTATAATCAGGATTTAATTTAATTTTTAATTAAAGAAAACAGTGATTATTTATAATTAGGATTTAATTTAATTTTTAATTAAAGAAAACAGTGATTATTTATAATTAGGATTTAATTTAATTTTTAATTAAAGAAAACAATAATAATTGATACATTATCTGTTGAACCTTTTTGTAATGCTAATTCTGCTAACATTTTAGCAATATTTGTTTTTTTTATTATTCTATTTGATTCTAAATCATAACAATGTGACACAATGAAATTTGTTGCATCTTGTGCGTTAACAACATCCCATAGGCCATCGCATCCTATAATCATAAATTGATCATGATGAGATATTTTATATCTAAATACATCTGGTATACATGATATATATGGCTTTGAATCTAGATCTCCAAATGATCTGGAAACAGATAAATCGCCTATTCTCCAATCATATCCATCATAATATATCTCTCCTCCCATTTTTTGTATACGTTTTTTTTCATCTGGCCAATTAGGTTTATGATCTTTTGTTATTGTTTGTCCTATATTTTTTTTACTTATAACACATCTACTATCGCCTAAATTCATAATATCAAGATATCTTTTTCCTTCAGATTTATAATCTACTACAAGCAGACATGTAGATCCACAATAATCTGCTTCATTTTCGTATTTTTTTTCAAGAGTATCTTGAACTAATCTAAATGTATCTTTTATATATTTACTTGATAATGGATAAATAAGATCTTTTTTAAGAAAATATTGTGGTAATTCTTTTGATAAATATTTTGATACAAATTTACCCCCATGTCCATCATAAATACCATAGATATTAATTTGTGGCAAATTTGGATCTGATTTATTTAAATTTACAAATATAGTATCATTATCTTCATTCTGATCTCTTTTACCCTTTTTTGAAACTGTATATATGCTCATATATTATATTATATTAAAAAATAAATTAGTTAACTTAAAAATTAGTTAACTTAAAAATTAGTTTAACTTAAAAAAATATTATCATATGGTAAATCCATATTAAATTTACAATAATCGATTAATATTATATTATCATTATTATTAACAGATATAGTTATAATATCATCTTTTGTTATATATTGATGTGATTCTAAATTTATCTCTATTATATGTTCATTTGATTTATTAGGTTTTGTTATTTTTCCATTAATATTATTTGAATTTATATTAAAAACATAATTATATTTTCTACTTAATTTGACGTTTGTCTTTATTTGAAATTTATTTGTAATAATTCCATCAATCTTATCAACCAATACATTACCTATTAGTCCGTCATCTGCTGTAAGTCCAGGATCAATATTCATTTTAATTCCAATTAATCCACCAGATGTTGCTTTATCAAGAATATTTTTTTCTGAATTTATTGATTCAACTTTACATTTTATTGGTTTTACCTTAAAAATATTATCTTCTTGATATACCATTCCAGGAACCAGAAATAAATTATCTGATTTATTTATAATACCATATTGTATACTTCCACCAACAACGCCTCCTTGTAAATCTTTTACAGAAGTACCAGGTTTATTAATATTAAATGAACGAATAATTGGCATTTTAATCTTATCAATATTACGTTTCGGTAATTTATTATCACTTTGATAAGAATTATTAGCCTTAGAATTATCTGATAATTCTAACGGTATTAATTTATTATCACTTTGATAAGAATTATTAGCCTTAGAATTATTATTAGATAATTCTAACGGTTTTGGTAAATTTGCCAAAATCATACATATTATATCCATATTTATTTCATGTGTAGCAGATGTTGGAATAATTTTTGAATTACATTTATGAGAATCTAAGAATTCTTGTAATTTATAACACATTTCAGTAGCTTTATCTTTTTTAATTAAATCTATTTTATTTAATATTGTTAAAATATTTGCAATACCCATACTTTTAATACATTTAAAATGTTCAATTGTTTGTGGTGCAGGAAAATTAACATTTGCAGTCGATTCCACAAGTATTGTATAATCCATAACCGATGTACCATTTAACATAGTAGACATCAACATGTTATGTCCAGGACAATCAACAAAACTAATATGATTCATTAATTTTGCTTGAGACATACAAGTTGGACATATATATTCCATAATATCACTTGAAACAGAGAAATAACATTCTGGTTCACTACACGAAGAACATTTACATATTTTAGCATTAGCATATCCTAATCGTATAGTTAGATTTTTTTGTCTTTCTGATGAATGTTTTTGCGTGAGTGTTCCAGTAAGTTTACGGGTTATTGTTGTTTTACCATCAGACACATGTCCGATCATACCAATATTCATAATAGGCTGATAATCCATTTTAATTAATATTAGCTTAATTATAATTTAACTAATAATTTATAAATAAATCAATTTTTTTTGAAAATTATCATTATCACTTAAATCCTATAGTGTGTTTATGGACTAAGGGATTTCTGATTCCTTTAACTTTTATGAATTGTTTCAGGGGATTAAAGGATAAAAGAATCATAATTTATAAAACAATTATTGAGTTATCAGAAATTGTGTAATGTTATCACTTTGTAGATTCATCACTTGGTGGATTGATAAATCGAGCAATATTTGGTATAAAACTTATTGGAAGTGTTATAGGCCAGATTGATGCCAATAAAAGATTTGGTGGGGTTTCTTGAAAGACACGATGTTTAACATATGATTCTTCATTGTAAAAACGACGTTTATCGTAATCGTCAAGTTTATTATTTCTATATCTATAAATTGCATCTTTTGCATCATTGTAAGAATTATATGCGAATGATAGAGGAATACCAGCAAGGAATATAAATAGTGAACGAAATGACATTTAATATATTTAAGATATTATAACATATTATTAAGTATATATATTAAAATATATAGAAATCAATTTTTTGATCAAAATTATATTTTCTTAAATATATATGTATAATAATATTATTTAACTATTATTTTATATATACATATTGTATAAAGTGGCAAATATATAGATATATATATTTGCCTCTGTGGTGTAATGGATAGCACGCTAGTCTTCTAAACTGGAAATTCGGGTTCGATTCCCGGCAGAGGCTTTTCTTATTTTTTTTATTATTGACATATAAATAAATTACCATCCACACAATCTTGGATTTAATGCAACATCCATATCATATAGCAATGTTTGATTACGTTGTGATGATGGTTTCGCCAGTTCTTTTTTGTATGCTTTTTGTAAATCATCTCTAGCATCTGTGACACGTTGTGCATCAGTTGATGACATATATTGTGGGACAGGATAGCATGGACGATGTGTGCTCAATGCTTTTTGTTTAACAATATTATAATTCTCAAGAGAATTCATGTTGATGATAGTATAATTTATATTATACAATATACAATATAATGATTATTTCAATTTTTATTACTGTATTGTCTTTATTGTCTTAATAGATTGATTGTCTTTATAATAAAGTTGAAAATATATTTTACCCGATTCATAATAATATGTTGATAATCCATTTAATTTGCCATTAATATAATTAGATTCGTTCTCAATATTTCCATTTTTATAATATGATGTATATAAACCTTCTTTGATATAATCATTATGATAAAATTCTTCATGAAGTTGTGTTTGATTCTTATCGTAATATGTCTTACAATATCCAGATACATGTAAATTTATTTCATCTGGTATATTATAATATACTTTAAATTTATCTAAAGATGTAAATACTTTTATATTTTCTTTCAACTCACCTAACCTATATTTATTTTTTTGTGAACCTAATTTAAAATATTTTTTGGTTGGATCTAAGATATTATACATATCTTTTATAATGGCACTAACCGTATATGGTTCATCATGATTATCATATTGATAATTACTAAAATTAAATTCAACTATAACCATTATATTTCCACATTTTGAATAGCCAAGCATTATTATAAAGTTAACTTAATTATTATGTGTTAACTAAAATTATTATTTTTCATTTTTTTATAATATATATGGATAAAACGAATTTAATTCAAAACCAACAGATTGAATGTTGTAAAAAATGTTGTCATTGTAAATGTAATGAAAGTGATAAATATACTTGGCAACATCTTTTATTTATTACAGATATGATGATACAAAAAGGTGTATTAACTGAGACTCAAATTAAAAAAATTATTGATATTGTAGATATAAAAAAATTAGTAAATAATAATAAATTAAGCCTCGAATTTATTGAAAATATATTAAGACCAATGATTGAGAATGATTTTAATTCAGATAGTTCTGATGATTTAACAATGCATGATATTTATAAGATACAAAATTATAATAAAATTTAGCTAAGAAATAAAATATTATTTTGGTTGGAGAATGAGAAAATCTTATTATTTTCTACATTGTGCACACAAAAATAAATAAATTTTTTGGTTGGAGAATGAGAAAATCTTATTATTTTCTACATTGTGCACACAAAAATAAATAAATTTTTTGGTTGGAGAATGAGAAAATCTTATTATTTTCTACATTGTGCACACAAAAATAAATAAATTTTTTGGTTGGAGAATGAGAAAATTCTATTATTTTCTACATTGTGCACACAAAAATAAATAAATTTTTTGGTTGGAGAATGAGAAAATTCTATTATTTTCTACATTGTGCACACCATTTATTATTCTTACAATTATTCCATGTAATATCAAATTCATGATTATTTTTACATTTGACTTTAAGTTTAGTGTGTGCAGTTTCATATTCATGTTCGGGACTTAATAATTGTCCTTCATGTTCTTCACATTTTGTTTTAAATTCTTCATAATATTTATTTTTTCTATCTTTTATTAATTTATTTTTATCTTCTTCTGATTTGCGAGAAGATTCTAACAATTTCTCTCGATTTTGTTCTCTATATTTTTTATTATATTCTGCAACCTTTTCTTTATTTTTTTCTTTCCATGATTTAGTAGTAGCATTAGTATTTTCATTTTTTTGTTTTAGATTTTTAGAACAAATTTTACAATATTTATATAAACCATCAACTGATGATTTATATGCATGATATGAATCTAATTTATTCCAATTATTACATTGAGAACAGAATTTATATTCTATATCTTGAAATGTTAAATGTGATATAGTATTTGATTTAAGATTTACATTATATTTTTGTATTATAAAATCATTATCTATATCTTTGAATTGTTTATATTTATCTAACTTTGATAATTTTTTATCAGGTTCTTGTTCTGTATCAGAGTCTTCTTTATCTGATTCTGATTCAGAATTAGATTCTGATTTTTTATTTAATTCTTTTAATTTATTTATATCTTTTGTTTCATCATTATCACACCATTTAAAATCATCAGCATATTTTGTCATGATTTCTTCATATGACTTTTTTAATTCCATAACTTCGTCATCATAAATGCTAATATCATGATCTAAATCTTTAGATTTATTATTTAACCATTCTAATCCTTCTTGTTTAGTAGAAAATGAATTTTCATCTGTACGAGAACAAAATGCTTTTGTTTTTGGATCTATTGCAATATATTTTATACTACATTTATATTTGTCATCAATATAATCTATTTTTTTATTAGAAATTTTAGATCTATTCATATTGTTTTCTCTATAATTTGTCAATGATAAATTATCACAACGATTATCTAATGGATATCTATCTCGGTGGTCAACCATATCATAATCAGTTATAACATTATGTATCAATGCAATATATAGATCTAAACTTGCTAGACAATAATATTTTCCATTTGAATTAGAATTTTTAGATGTTTTAGATACAGCTAGATTTATTTTTCTTAATAAATCTAATTTATCATAATCGAATAGTCCAACATAACCCAATGATAATTGCATAATTACATATTTTTTATTTTTGTATGTAATAATTTTATACATATTTTTAGCACAATTATATTCTTTATTTAATGATATTATTGTTTTCTTTGCATCCTCTTCAGTAGAAACTACTATTGATTTTTTTTCGACACATACTGTATATTTATTTGCATTTTTTCTTTTGAAATATGTACCTTTTAATTTTCCACCTTGCCAATCAGATGTTGTTAAATCGGGTTCAAAAGTGTCTAAATATTCTTTTGCATTCTGTATGTATTGGCGTTTTGTAATTTCATTATCTTTTAAATTTTCTTTAAATTTTTCTTTAATTTTTTTCTTCATTTCTTTTACACAATCTTTACATCGATTGTCATATCCATCTGCAGTAGTTTTATGTTTTGAATAATTTTCTATTGTTTTTTCTAAATTACATTTTTTACATAATTTTCTTTTTATGTTATCTATATTTTTTTTATCTTCTTTAATATTATTTGATTCATTTTCTGATTCATTTTCTGATTCATTTTCTGATTCATTTTCTGATTCATTTTCTGATTCATTTTCTGATTCGTGATCAGATTTACTTTCAGATTCACTATTTAAATTAGTTTTATTTATTATTTTTTTACATTTAATTTTATTTGTATTATTTGTTTCATCTATCACATTTTTTAATTTTACTTGTTTCAAAGATTCCTTTGTTTCCGTAATTTTTGAAAGTTTTAAAAATTCTTTGTTATTTTTTTCAATTTCATCTATTGTTTCAATATTATTTGTATCATCATCTATTTTTTTTAAGAATTGTAAAATATTACCTTTCTTCTTTTCTTCTGTATTTTTTGTAGTTTTTGTTTTTTGTATTTTTGAGTGTAAAAGAGACATTGTATTTAATTTGGTCATTCAATTAGAGTAATATTAATAAATAAAATAATTTTCAATTTTTAACCAATGAATGTGCAATAAGAAAATGTTCACAAAGATACTAAAAAGTTATTTTCTTCATTTTTTATAAAATTATATGTATATAAATTATAATTATAATCTATATTTATTACAATAAATATATATGCAA